GATGTACTGCGGACAACATCTTATATGACTCATTAAGCTGTGATCGAACGTGAGCATTAGCTAGCATTCTTGCAGCAGCCCTGGGATTTTCGTCTACAAAGAAAATGTTCATGAGGGTCTCCTATCAAAGAAAAAGCCCTAGGTTTCCCTAGGGCTTCTCTTTGAAGCTCAGCCATACAAATACGGCTGGAGTGACGAACAATAGGAGGAAGATAGCCAAGACAGTCAAGATGACTGACAAGAGTATCAACCTCCTCACGGGCCGGTAGAGACCCATGTGTTCTTATTCGCCGCTGTTGTCCGGACGCTTAAGATCACCAAACAGCTTGGAACGACCAACAGCGGGAGCGTTGGGAGTTGTGTCAGTTGTCATTACCGGAGCATCGGCTTCAGCTTCGTCTTCTTCAAACGGATCTTCTTCGATAACGGTGGCTTCTTGGCTCACGGGAGCAGAAGCCCTAGGGGCTTCTTCAACTTCACTTGCACCAATAGGAGCACTCGAAGCCGTGATGTTGGCGGTGATACCGTCTTCGCCACGAGTGGCTTGGAAATCGATGGCAAAGTGGGAGAAGGTAGCAGCCACAGTGCGACGAGCGTAGTTCTCGACAGCCTTGCGGATCATGGCTTCTGTCAAAGTGACATCAGCGGTCAGACCCTTGGGAGCACGTCCCGAGGTGTAATTGAACTGAAGCTCTTTCAGGAGACCCGGAAGAGCAGCAGCAATCGCCGTGTTGATAACAGCCTGGTTCAGGCTGAACGACATGGAGATGGGAGCATCAGACATAGTTTTTGGTCTTTCTCATGAGAGGTTCATTGCAATCGGACATTCGACTGGAATGATGGTTACGCATACTCGTGGATTTGGTCGATCCACACCGCCAAACGCTGCGGAGGTTGAGACAATAATCCCTGTGTGATCATCGTCAATAGCTGAAGTGTGAGAAAGTGTGTCGGAGAAATATTTATCTACGACGGCAATCACATTCATAAGGTCGCATCTTCGTTTGCTTTCAACGAAGAGCTCGTAATGTAGATGGATCTTTTCCTGCTTTGGGATGTGACTTAGTAGTGGCCTCACGATGTCATCAAACATCGTCTTGGTTTTATGTTGATCTCTGTGATGCCAGTTTCGGTAACCATTAAGGTTTAGTGCCAATCGTTTCTTTGGCGTAACATCAATGAAGACAGGAAGATCGATCGTCCACATACAGGAAGGCCCCTAGATTTTGGTCTAGGGGCCTCTGTAGGGGATTACTTCGAGAAGAGCGAGGTTTTCGGCTTAGCATCTCCCGATGCCTTTGGGGGGGCACCAGACGTGCCGGTAGAGGCAGTGCCCTTACCCTTCTCACGTTTGTCCTGAACGTAGTCAGCAGGGTACTTGGCTGCCCACTCATCAATGAACTTGGCTTCGGGAGTATCGCCTTCCTTGGTCCGCTTGATCTCTGCAACGGTGCAGCGAGTGGCGGGGTGGAAGGACTTTACAAGCTCGACCCCATCACGAGTCTTGTCGTTGGCGACATAAGTGGTCTTGCCGTCAACAAGAACCTTATCAGATTGGTTCTCGATGAACTTACGCAGAGCGATAGTCACCGTAGCGCCAGTCAGAGCCACACAGACTTCACGAGCCTGACGAACTTTCTTCTTTTGTTCGTTATCCCAGACTTCGATCTGACGCTCTTCAAATTCTTGCTCAAACAGTTCTTCATTGGTCGCAGTCAGGCAAAGCTCATTCACCTGAACAAAGCCGGGCATCTGCTGCTTTTTACCATCAGACTTGTCTTTGTAAGTGTGTTCACCGTTTTTGTTGGTGAAGTAGATGGTTTCTTCGTGTTCCTTGCCACCGCCAAGGTCAAAAAGGAGCTTCATAAAGCTGGCACCACCGTCAGACTTGCCAACGAAAGCAAGCTTACAGATGCGCTCCTCATAGACGCCGGTGTCGGGAATGCTACGTCCACCCAAGCGGTCTTCAGCTTCAGGAAGACCCTCGGTGGTCAGATTGGAAAAGAGTTTACCCATGTGTAGGGTCCTTTACTGTTTGTAATAGTGGTTGACGTGATCCATCAACAACTGTGCGTCGTTGTCCATGTAAGTTTGGTTCAATGAGAACATCTTCATGGGTGCGCGAATGCGCTCACCAAGGGTCTTTGGCGTCAAGCGTGTCTGGAAGACATACTTAAAACCGTTGGCCCGATCATCGTCGGTGATACTCAGGAGGTTCTTGTCATAGTCAACGACTGCTTCAAGATCCTTGATCGACATTCTCTTGGTGGAGACCACTAAAGAGAAGTAGGCTTCTATGCCTTGGTTCTTCAGTGATCCCTTGATGGGAACAGCTGTCGAAGCAATGCCAGCATCATCATATACTGTAAGCGTATGAGCCAAGAAGATAACAGGGATGTGCAGGCGAGCTACCTTTTCCTGCATGATCTTCTTGAAGTATTGAGCGAACTCAGCCCAAGCCTGTTGTCCGTTGGATGAACCAAATACGTCCTGAGACTCCTTCATGTCCATGAGGAAGGTCAGGGTGTCGATGATACAGCCAAGTGGACCATCAGGATGGTCCTGGTGATCATAGGCGTAGTCCAGCATCTCGAAGATGTGGTTAGGTTCAAGGATGTGAAGTTCCTTGAACCTGCTGGGGAAAGGGAGCTCCTTGTTTTCAGCGTTGCCATAAAGCCAACGATCTGGGTTCCTTATCTCGGCTAGAGAAGCGGACTTCCCTGTTGAGGATGGACCTGAGATCAAAGGCGATAGTTTGTTACCATTTGCCATTAAGGCTCCTGTTCTGTTGAGGCTATCACACAAAGAGTTACGGCTTTATGCCTGCTCTTCGTACTTCTTTGCTGCTGTAACGAGCACAGTCTTAAGCAATTCGTCTTCTTCCAGAGGCTCTTGAAGCTTCTTGTTGAAGTCGATGGTTCTAGCTTGCACTTCGTCATAGCTGATACCACCATCCACGAGTGCCATCGCAAAGCGAAGCATCATGTTGTTGCGGTTTCCGTCACTGATCTTAGTGGCGAACCAACCTTCCAGTTTGTCCATGGAAGTTAGCTTCTGACGCATACGTTTATGGTCTTCATTTCTCGAAGTCTGAGGGATGAAGTCCAGAGCGTCCATAAGTGGAATGTCAGGACCATCGTTGTAGTGGTGAAGACCTGTGAAGGTCTCCCACTTACGAGCAGTCTGATTGGCTCCACGGTCACTATCGAACGGCAGCCAGTCCATGAAGGCATTCATGAACTTCTTGTAGTCTTCCTGATCAAGCTCAAGAATGTAATTGATAGGGAAGATCATACGGAAACGATGCTCACCGTTTTGATCATGGCTCTTGGTCGTATAGAGCAGGAACTTATAGCTGCTCATAAGAGTAGCAGCCATTTCAACAGTGCATGTACCGTCAACATCAATGACAATCATGTTGAAGCCACTGATGATGTTGTTCGTATGCCTATGCCCTTCACTCTTCTCACCAGCAATGAGATGGTGATTGAGGAAGTGCAGACCAGGAGCTTGAGTCATACGATGTAGTTCACTGAAGGGACCAACATCATTAGTGTAGTTATAGGCATAATCGTCAGAGTAAGACAGAATGAGTTCGTTCAAATCTGTCTCTTTCAGAGTTTTGCCACTGAAGAATTCCACGTTATCGGCGTAGGTTTTCTTGATAATGATGTGGTTCTTGTAGCCCCACGCCGTAGCAAGATTGATCTGCTCATTGCGTTGACCGAGAGAACGTCCATAGGACGGGTTGTTCTCCATGATATCGACATGGGTCACTTCTCCGTCCACGCTGGCGATGTACTTTGCCAGACGAGCGTAGGGTTTCTCGCGGTTGAGGATCTTTTGGAAGCTCTCACCGCTTTCCTGAACCAATAGAATGGCTGGGAGCAGGTGCTCATCTAGATCGATCTCAGCTGCTTGGTCGATGAAGGCATACGTTCCAGCAAGCTTCAGAGCCCTGAAATAGCGGTGGCTGATTTCAGCTTTCTTGATCTCGTCGTGCTCGGGGAGCTCACGGGCTGCACCTTCACAGGCGAGCTTATACTCCATGAGTTTGACCCCGATGTCATAAGGCACATCGATTTTCCAACCGAACAGATCAACATCAGACAGAGCTTGGAACTTAGCGTTCCACTGGCGGATAGATGTACTATTTGATGGGTTGATTAGACGCTTGTACACGTCTTCAGGGTCTTGAAGACCGGGATCAGAAGAGACACCGATAGCGAACAGGCATCTACGACCGTAACCAGTCTCAAGGAAGCTGTAGAGGTTGTCTTCAGTAGGACCACCATCGAACAGTTTCGAGGGTGTGCCAAACATCAGGAGGTTAGTTGGCGTTCTACCTTCGAGCTCTTCGCCCCTGATGTTTTCAGCCGTGTTTTTAGTGAGCTTCGGCTTGACCATTCCTTGGTCATAAAGCTCCAGGAACAGATTAAGGAGGTCGGCGTTTCCAAGAAGATTGGAGCCGATTTCATCAATCTGAAGGTTGATCGAGCCAGCTCTGGAAATGAGGAGCTTTTGACGGAGCTGCTTAACCGCAGGAACCGTTCCACTGTCAAAGGTGAATGGATAGACCCCATAACGCTCGTACTCTTTCGAAATTTTCTCTTGTTCTTCAGACTCGTCTGTCTGGTTCTTGATCGCTTTTTCACGAGCCAAGTCCCACATATTGCGTTCTGCAATGACAGGAAGTGTGTCTTCCACGAAGGACTTTTTGAAGCCTGAGAGAATTTCTTGCTCCATCACAT